AACGCAACCTGCCCTCAATGATCGGCAGATATTCTTCTGTCAATTCAACACCCACAAAGTCGTATCCGTCAAGTAGTGCAGCCTTACCCGTAGACCCTGACCCCGTGAACGGGTCTAGGACTGTCCCGCCAGCAGGTGTAACAAGCTTTATCAGGTAACGCATTAGTGTTGTCGGTTTCACGGTGGGATGGGGGTTGGAGTCCTCTAGCCCTTCGTTGCGGTCACGCTTAGAAGCCCTAGCCACATAGAAGAACCTTGACGGATTTTCACCACTCTGTTCGTCCAGTAGCCCCGCACTGTACTCGTCAAGAATCACATTCGCCGGCCAACGACCTAACGCATTAGGCGGGTTAGCGTTCTCCCCACCGTAGCCATCTCCCATAGCGAACCCGTGTGCGTGCCCCATTCCGCTTCTCGGCTTACCCGTAGCGCTAACAAATTCAGACATGTCAGCCGCCACCCTGCTCGCGTCAATGTTCAGCCCGCCCACACCATGCTCCAAAACATTCGCCGCCACAGTCCCCACCAACGGTTTACGCCCCATAACAATCGGCTCCACCACATTCTTCAGTCCCGTACCCCAACCATCCCACTGCTTCGCCTCAGTGCTTCCAGGCGCAGTTATTTGACTAGCAGCCAACCTCGTTTTTAGGGTAGAACTTGACACGCCCTTCCCTAAAGCTTGGCCACCATCACTTACAGACAGATGATAACCGGGGAGTCCAAGCTTCGAGCCAACAACCTCACGCTCAGCCCCGAGCTTCTTGTCTATCGCTTTTGACACGTTCAACGACTTCGGAAACGTCTTGTTACTAATCCACGCAATCGAATCCCTAATCTCAAACCCTGCATCCTCAATAGCCACCGCCATACGGTGAAACGTCCGTGACCCACCAAACGCAAGGACATGCCCGCCCGGTTTCAACACCCGAAGGCACTCCTCCCACACGCTCACATCATAAGCAATCCCGGTGCTGTCCCACTTCTTCCCCATGAACCCCAGCTCATAAGGCGGGTCAGTCACCACAGAATCAACACTGTTATCGGCAAGCCCCCGCAAAATTTCACGGCAATCACCCAAAAATACGCGAGCCTCACCAACCTCAACCGCAGGAATCACAGCTTGAACACCGTTCCTGTGTAGTCGATGCCCTTCTCGAGGATGAGTGTGGCGAGTCCTGGGACTGAGTCTTCGCCCGATTTCATTTTGAACCATCCCGAACCGTTGTCCATGGTGGGTGCCATGACAATGAACCGTGACGTTCCCCGACGGGTTGACCCTAACTCTGTGACCCGGAGGTGATGGAAGTGGCCGTGGATGAGCAGTGAGGCGTCTGCGACAGGTTGACGTCCGAACGATTGCTTCCGCCACCAATCCGCGACACCTTCAGGGCGTGACGCTTGGTGCCCGTGCATCATGCCAAGAATGTGGAACCCGTCACCGAATACGTCGAGGGCGAGTGACTCGTCGTGTGGTTGAGGTTCGATGAACTTCCAACCGTGCCCTGCTTCCTCGGATAGGCGGGCTATCTGCCTCCCGATGAACACACCCCAGTCATCTGTCGGTTTGCCGATGGTTTTGCCGTTTATGCGGAATTGGCAATGGTTAGACCCGACCGAGGCATAGGTGATGTCGGGGACGTATTGTGCGATTTCCTTCAGGGTGCCGTATGCCAGGGTGGTGGCCACGTCGACCTGCTCCATGATGCTGAGGTCGTTTGAGTAGGTTTGTTGTGCTGCGTTCGCGTTGTAGAAGTTCTCGACAGTGTCACCAAGGTCAGCGAAGATAACCTGTTCCGGCTTTTCACGTTTCACCTGTTCGACGAGGCGCGCACGCATCAGAGCGACCCTGGCTAGTAGCGACTCGCTGTTCCCACGGTAATCGACTTTTCCGACTTGGAGGTCCGACCATAGAACGACGAGGGCTTTCGATTCAGCCTTCACAGGTTTAGCTTTGGCAAGCTTCTTCGCGGCCTCAGCTAACAGGATGGGCAGGTTCAGGTCGGACGCTTTCTTGCGGAACGTGAACCGATACGACGTGAGCCACACAAGTTCACCGTCGCGTTGTTGTTGCCACCGTGACGTGCGAACAGGTGGAATGACGTCTATCCCGTCAGGGTCTAATCCTGCATCGATGAGGAAGTCGTCGAAGTTTTCCGGTTCGTTGTCATAACCAGGTGTTGTCGCTGTGCCTTCGGACCCGTCGAACTCTACCCCTGGACGGTAAGCGGGTGGCGCTGTGACCTTGTCCGCAGGTTTCAGGTTCTCAAGCATTGATGAGCCTGCATGAGCAAAGGTTCCGACGGTGTTTGGTTAGAACGTTTGGGGACACTTGGATTCCGCGTTCTTCGAGGGCGCGGTATAAGGGCCAGTCCTGCCACTTGACGGTGTCAGCGAGGGCGACGTTGAGGATGTCGCGGTCTTCGGGTTCCAGGTTTGCGATGATGTTGCGCATCTTGCACGGCAGGACACGTTTCACAGGTTCAAGATTTTCTAGCATGGTTTCCCTTTCGTGTTACACGAGGGAAAGTCTACACTCCAACCGTGACATTGTCAGTCAATTTTTCATCGAGTGTTGACACCTGGACGAACGCGCCTGTTTCGATTCCGTCGGCGTAACGTTTGAAGGCGACAAGTTTCACAACCTGCGAGTCGTCATTCCACACACCGGCGTCGGAGAGACTGTCTGCCACGCTGCGGGCGAGCTTGTCGATGTCAGGCGGGACGATAGGTTCGGGGCGTTTCTTCGCAGACACAGAGGAAGGCCGGTCAAGGTAGAAGACAACTTCTAATTCAACCGGCCCTGCAACTGTTTCCCAAGATGAGAATGTCGCCTCATAGATTGCATGTTCCGTGACAGCTTTCCGCCATGCTGGGAGATACTTAGAGGCTTCGATGAACCTCCCGTTGCCGACACTTTTCTTCGACCCCTGTGGTGCGGGACGTCCCGGAACGAAGAAGGAGAGCATAATCCATTCTACTTGCCCTTAGTCATCGACACGATGAGGGACAGGGCGAGCAACGTGACAACAACCCAACCGATAGTTCCGGTGACGGGTTCCGCCTGATAAGAAAGCAAAGCGATTAGGACGATGAGTCCTGTCGCAGTAATTTTCGCCCCCATTAGAACGGTGCGTTCTCTGGGAGTGGTGTGACATCCCACACAGCGTTGATGGCTGCGTGACCTGTTTTGTCTTGTGGTAGTGAACCGGCAGATTGCACCTCAATGCTTTCGGCGCGGACCTCCAGGCTGATTCCCTTGGACCCGTCTTTCTTGTCGAACCGTTTCGACTTGAAGCGTCCCTTCACGAGGACACGGGAGTCCTTCGTGAGGTGGCGGGCTTCCTCTGGGGCGATGACTGAGAAGTAGTCACGGCCAACGGTTTCCCAATCGCCCTGGTGTCCCTTGCGGACTTGGTTGTGAGAGATTTCGTATACCGTCCCCCAGTCGAACGTTTTGATTTCGTTGATGAACCCTTGGAACTCAATGTTGACAGCCATGGTGGTTGTCCTTTCTTTGTCTATTGTGTGAAAGCTTACAACGGTCCACCGACACAGTGGGACGGGGCGACACAGTCTTGGTTGCCACAGGCTCGGATACCGGGCATGACGGGGTTGCCGTAGTCGTCGACGGGTGTGACTTGGTCGGCTGCGAAGTTGCCGTGCCAAGGAATGCATTTGCCTTGTTTGGTGTGGACTGTTTGGACTTTGCGGGCACGGCATGATGTGCAGAGGTTGGGGTTGCGTCGGATGGTGTTGACGGTCCATTCGTATCCGCATCGGGTGCAGGTGATTGTTGCCACCCGTTGAGTGTAGTGGAAAAGACAAAGACCCGACCGAAGCCGGGTCCCGTCGTGTTCCGCTGCTGGTTCAGATTTCGCGGATTTTGTATCCGTACTCTTTCCAGAAGTGGATGAGGTTTTCGTCGCCGTATGCCATGACCTCGGCGATGGTGGTGAAGCCGCGGTTGTCGACGATGCAGTCGTTGTCGACGTCCCAGAGGTAGTAGCAGGTTTCGGTGGTGGTGTTCATGATTTCCCTTTCGTTGGTTGCTTGTGTCTATAACTATACACACCTAATGAAGAAAGCGCAACTACCCACAACCAAACTCCCCCGGCTTACACTCAAAGTGCTCACCCATGTCATGCATCTCCCGAACCCACGCCCGAGGCTCACCAACAACCGGAGACCGAGACAACCCAACCTCCACACCCGGGACACCCTCACGAACAGGAAACGG